CAATTCTAGCTCTTGTGTTGCCTGCGTTGTCATGCACCAACTCAACTGTATTATCAACCACTTTATGTAAGATATGATTTAAACCAAAATCTCTTTTAATAGTAGACCTTAAACAATCTACTAGATAGGAAAAATCTCTTGTAAATGTTTCTGATTGTGTTTTCATAGCCAAATCCACAAAGTTGTGTAATAGTTTCATAGCAATATCATCTACAGCAGATTCAATAAACTTTTGAGTCTGTTCTTTCTCAATTCGTTTTTGAAACTTGGTATCTTTTTTACCTGTGTTTGCTGTGTTCTTAATCCGGTCTGTAGGAAAAAGGATAATATTGTCATCACTCACTATATTTTTTCGCCTTTGAAATTAACTTTACCTTTATCAGCAAAGTATTCTACTAATTGATTATATCCACCAATCAATTCACCATCAATTTTAATCTGTGGCATAGTTCGTACTTGTTTACCAACTGCCTCATATAACTCCTCTGGAGAATTAAAATCTTTACCAAACATCTTTTCTTCATAAGTCAATCCAAGGCCTTTAACCAAGGCCTTTGATTTATCACAATAGATACAATTTGGTTTACTGTATATTACTATTTGTGCCATTGTTTTCTTTCATTAGTTCTTCATACTTTAGATTTGCCTTTTCTTTTAGATTGTAGGCGTCAACAGCTTGTGCAACCGTGAAGTTATACATTTTGTTATATTCACCTAAAGGCAATCTCAAGCCAATCCATACTCTATAGTAACCATTCTTTGTAAGTGTTACATCTTGTTTAAAGATTTCATAACCTCTAACAGGTGTATTCTTAATAGAATTTACTAATACAGATTCAACTTCACTTACTACAGTTTTAGTTTCTGTTTTACCAAGTTCAGTTATGAATTGTTTAGATTGTTTATTCATTTCACCAGCAATAATGTCAGCAAGTTCAGCTTTTGCCATCATCTTACCTTTTTCTATTGCTAATTGTAAATCTGGAGATACAGCCGTTGCAACACCAAAGATACACATTTTATCTTTGTCTTTGCCTAACCAAGGCGTATCACACGCTTTTGATTCGGAGTAATCTGCCATGTACCATTTTGGTACAGAGTTCATTACTTTTCCACTCTCCGATTTGATTTTGTATGTGTTACTACAAGCTGTCATCAAAAGACCTACAGCACCGATAGCAACTATTTTAGTTATATTGTTCATAATTTATTACTCTCTTTCACATTATATACTAATTGATTCAAAAAGTCAAGCGTGGATTGTACATAACCCAAAGCGTCATCACTTGAAACATCATATAATATGACTAATACGAGAGCTACTATGATTAAGTTTCTTATCATTATTTAACCTCCCATTTGCCATTTTCAGATAAACACACTTCACCAAATGATTTTAAAGCGTGTTCAGGCCGACTATAATATCGGCAGTATTCTGGAGTATTTACGCCTGCATAATAAAATTGAGCAAACATTTCCCAATAACTAGGTCCGTCATACTGTTTTTTACCATCAGCACACTCCAAAATTTCTTCTTTAACTACCTCGTCACCGACTTGTTTGATAGTTACTTTAATAAAACAAAACTGGCCATTCACTTCTTTAGGGTCAATGGGTATAATTCTATGATAATCTTTTGCTACTGCAATACCACTTATCAATAAGAACAAAATAAGAACAAATGTCCATGTCAAATATTTTTTCATATTGTATCTAGGGTCAAACATAGTTTTTTTCTAATTCCATTATTGATTGTTCAGTATTATACACTTCTTCCTCTAAAATGGCAAGCCTAGTTTCGTTTGTTTCAAATTCCATTTGTTCTTTCTTTGTTCTAACTTCTTCTTTTAGAAGTTTAACCTTTTCCTGATAATAAGACATCTTTTTCTATCCATCTCCCATCCGGTAATTGACACGCTGTACCAAATACCACTTCTCTATTCACACCGCCTATACCGATTAACGGCCATTGATTTGTAATATCAATAGTAGCGTCATAATCTTTACACTTGATAGGTCCTTCAGTATATGACCTAGTCACTTTTATAATACCACTATTACCTGTTTTGCCATTGTACCAATTTGTATAACTTTGACCTGACGGTCCGTTATTTAAATGGTCTACAAAGACAGCATTGTGTACATCATAATCTGAATTGTACATAATTTCTGCACCAGCAAATGTACCAATTACAGCACAAGTAGCTATCGCATATGGATTATCAACACCCATACTTACACAGCCAGCTGTAGTAGTTGTCGCACCTAACACGGCGCCTGTTTGACTTCTATTAACGGAGCTGCAATTGGTCAGGAACACCAATGATAGTCCTAATAATAGTACCGATTGGATTGATTTCATATTTGCCTTCTTCATTCTTTTTAATTCCCGAACACGCCGTCATCATGGTTAACACCAGAATAATCAAAATTATCTTTGACATAATCTCCTTTATCGTTAGCCAATAATAGACAATCTGCCTGTATGGTATCAATTAAATTTTGTACTTTCATATCTCTATCTGCGGATTTAGGGGTCTTATATTTTAAGACCCTTAAATCATCTGCCATCTTTTTAAGGCTATCAACCTTATCGCAAAACTGACTAATTTTGTGATTCATCTTTATTACCTTTGAATAGGTTTAAGATTGATTGTTTAGTATTTACTAATTGAGCTTTACTATCTGCCCAACTTTTAGTTTGATACTCAACAATTTTTGTTTTTTCATTTGACAACCAGTTCGTAACTGTTTCAACTGGATTTGCCTTTGCAACACCTGTAATTAGCATAAACGCCAACGCCGCTATTGCAATCATTATTGTTTCTTTCAGCTTCATACTTTTCTCCCTGCTGTTTTAATATCCTCTTTGGCGACAACCATATAAGGACCTTTGTTATAAGCTGGAGCAATTGTAAAGTTCTTACTCGCTTCAATCTTCCAACTATTGTCGGGTTTAGTACCACCACGACCAATTTTGTTTGACAACTTGATATTAGGTTTTGGTGCCTCGTATGTTCTCTCTGCTATATCAATTGTATATCTACCATCTGTAGTTAATTTAATTCTACCATTATCATCACAATCAAAACCTAGTTTTTTTAGGTACTTGATATGTTTTGCAAGAGCCTCAAGGTAACTTTTCGTAGGTTTTTTCTTTTTCAACCTACGAATTGCACCACTAGAATTGTTTGTGTAGATAATCGCCATTAAACCATCGCCTCTACTTTTTCTTCTAAAGTTTGTGCGTTCTTATCTTCATCAGAATAAGCCGACATATCAGTAATTTCATTTTCAATCTTATGTTCTTCGTAAGATTTACCAAATACTTTGTAATAGAAGTAATCTCTAGGATTTGTTTGAATATAAGCGTTGAGTAAATTCTCAAAATTAATATTTACATCTTCTAGTGCTTGTGGCATAGTTTTTTTAAGATTAATCATATCTTTTAACATTGCAACACGGTTTTTAAAAACTTTGTTGTCGTCACCTTTGCCTAGTTTAGTATCTTTATCTTTTGCGATTTTAAACTCAGCAAAAATCATGTCTTTTGTGTATGTAAATTGTGTCATAATATAATAGTCCTTTGTTAATTTGTTAATATAGTGGAAATCATATCAGAAATTGCCAGAAATGGCAAGCCCCAATAAAAAGCGTGATTTCCAACGCTTTTTGAAAAAAAATAAGCGCCAGGATGCACCAGGATTGGCGAATCGTAGCTGTCGAAGGTGTTTGTATAGCCCATAATATCGAGTTTACCCAAAGTTCTCCACTTCGCCATCCTGCCAGTTGTCGTCAGGAACAGCCATATTTTCTTGTTTTTTACTTTCTTCTTCAGCCCATTTGTCAAATTCATCAACCTTTTGTTGATTTGTTGCTCTAAGCTTTGAAATTGTATCAATCGCACCATCATAATCTTTATCTGCGATTTGGTCTAGTGCTTTATTACAAGCCTCAATAGTAATAATTTCATCAACCATTTGATTCATCCTCCGAGTTCATTAATAAAACAATATAGTGAATAGCTTTTAACAGGTCTTTCCTGTTTTTGCCGTCTTTCTTACCATATCTGGCAAGATATTTAATTGCATTAGCCTGGCAAAAGTCTTGGTCAATACCAATAGACCTTAGCAAATCTTGTACTTGTGTACCTTTTGAAACTTGAGCATAGTGTTGGCCATATGTGCCTTTTATGTAATCAAGTACCTCATTGAGGATTTTATCTTCATTATATTTCAATGTCATTATTTTCCTAACAGTTGTTCATTTTCTAAATTTATTTGTACATCAACATCTGACTTTTCTTTTTCAGTTAGATTGTCTTCAATCTGGCTAAAATAACACCAATGTGTGCCATTGTCACCTGTATATGTAACTGCACCGGTATAACCTAAACTAGTATCATATGTTTGTGCATTTAAGGCTGTATCATTTTCAGCCGCTATATCGTTTGCTTCAGTAGCAATACCGATATTAATTATCTCACCACTTCTACCGTGGTTTGCTTTGATTGTATCACCTACATTAATTATCATAATATATCCTTTTGTTAGTTTGTTTTTTTAAATAAGTATTCTTTGTCATAATTAAGACCTAAGTTATAACAAATATAACTTGTATCTTTTTCGTTTTCTAGGCCTTCAGCCTGTAAAATCCATTTGATTGCGTCTTCTTTGGTTTCTGCACCAAGATTTTGTGCCTCTGCAATTCTTTTTAAGAAAGTTTGATAAGCAGCTTCTTCATATCTTTCTTCTATTTCTCTTTCACGCTTTGCAACTTCACAAAGGTGGTCTAATTCTTTTTCTAAATCTTTGTTTGACATTTCATCAAAGTTATAGTGTCTGCCTTTAACACCATAAGCGTCTTTGTGCATTTCATACACACTAGTAATAAGACTATCTCTTTCATAGTCTTCAACAGTAAAAATACCTTGGTCATTCCAATACTTAATATCTTCAGTAACCATACCAGCCCATGAACCAGGATTTTCATCCATCCATTTTTTAGACTTAGCGTTAATATTTTTAATGTGTTCTAGTAATGTCATTGTTATGCCATCTCCAATTCCATGTCGATTACTTCGTCAATGTTGTATTCGTTAATATCAACTAAATCAAGTGCAACATTTGATTCCAAGATTTCTTTCTTAGCATCAGCTTTGCTGATTTCGTTGTTTTTTAGTTTTAATAGAACGGCGTCAACAAATTTTTCAGCTTCGTCCCAATAGTAGTTTTTAACTTTAGACATAGTGTTTTTCTCCTTTGTTAGTGTTTAAATTAGTCATTAGTAAATCAATAAGGTTACTATACAGGTATTTTTTGCATTTGGCAACCTTTTTTTCATATCTTTTTTTA